GGGTTGTCTTGTGGGCGAGTACCCAAGGAGCAGCCACGCCCTCGGTAACGGCCACGGCACCAAAGGCAGCGGGGTCCGCAAAGTTAGCGCCAATACGGATAGCAGCTCCACGCCAGCCTTCCTGGGCCAGCTTATTCTCGATTTCCAGCTCCCGAGTCAGCTTGCTGCGGATGTGGTAAGCCTCTTCGAGACTGTCGGCAAGATGGAACCGACTGAGGTATTCGGTAGGGATGCCTTCAGTAACCTCTGCCCATGTCTTCTCATCGAAACGGAAGTCAGGGTCTTTCTCAAAGTCCTCTTCCATGGCCATCTGCATGAGGGCATAGTCAACGCCATCCTGCTCTCGGGCCATGTTGAACAACTCCCCAGCGGATTGCTCCTTAGGTGCCGGGGAGTCTTTCGGTAGTTCAGTCTGGAACTCTGGCAGAGAATACAAACCCTCTGCCTGTTCCGGTGCGCTAGAAGTGTTCTCTGCCATGTCCTCTTTGTTATCTGTAGTTCAGCTGCTCCGGTGGTCGGGCTCCATAGTTCCGGGTCCGATTGACGTTCCGCCGGATGCTCTCGCGGCGGGCTGCATCGCTTCTCTCGATTTCCTGGAGTACCTTGTTTACCTGCATGACCGCCGCAGGCGAGGCCACGGGCAAGCCCTCGTACATCGGCATGAGCAGGTTGGGGTTACGGGGGTGTTGGGTGACGGAGACCTCGTCGGGATCAAAGGCGTCATCGGTAAGGCCCAAGGTGTCTATCAAGGCTTTCCGCTGCTCGGTATCTCCCTTGAGAATCTCGTCACGGTAATGCTCGACGCCCGAGGCGAACAGGTTGCGGCTACCGTTGTGCTGGAACCACTGGTCACCAATCTTGACGTGTGACTCCTCAAAGGTGTTCTGTGCCTTCTCGATGGCCTTGTCCACGTCATACCCATACCGGGCGTAGGTGTGAGCCAGACGGCGCACCTCGGGACGGGCGATGAGGTCGAAGTCTTCCTCCAGGTAATCGTCAACGGCGTTGTCCAGCTTCCGAGCTGTCTGGGAGTTCATATACTCTGACTGAGACAAGCCTTTCTCCATGATGGTGTTCGTCACCTGCCACGCTTCTTCTTCGGACATACCGGAGTCGATGTTGTCCAGCATTGTGTCCATGAAGACCTGTCCTTCCTCAGACTTGATGTGGCGCTCAAGGAGCGGCTTTCCGCCTTCCATCCGGGCGATGTCCTTATAGATTTGGAAAGCCTGGGAGAAGCGTTCAGGAGGCCCGTCAGGGTTGGCCTGGAAGTCCCGCGAGGTGGCCGCTGTGGTCAGCTGGGAAGACAGGAGGTCGAACTCCACAAGCTCACCAGACTCTACGACCTTGCCCATGATGTCCTTCATGGCTTTCCCCGGATCACCGTAGTGTTCCATGGCTCTCCGATAGGCTCCCTTCAGGATGGAGTCCCATTCCTTCTTGGTGTGGCTTTCGCCGTTCGCAGAGGTGTAGCCGAAGGGGTCGCTCATCCAACCGGTGATGCTTCCTTCAAGGGCGGAAGAGTCGGCACGATTGGCGCGGCTTTGTTCGACCATCCGGGCAAGTTCCTTCTCGCTGAAGATTTCCCGGTCACGCTCGTTCTGGCGGCGGCTGAACTCCTTGGCCCTTGCCAGGGTGAATTCCCCGGAGTCCACCAGACCATAGGCTTCCTCAGCGAAAGCCGTGTCCTCAAAGTGGGACTTGGTTTCCCAGGCTCTCTGTACCTTCCCGAGCGCGGCCTCGTAATCCTCAGCCATCAATGGGTCATCCCTGAGGAATTCCATCGACTTGAAGAACTTGAGGTCTTTGTTCCTTACGGCGTAATCAGCCGCAGCCCGGAGATACAGAGTCTTGGCGGTGTCCTCGTCAATGTTCAGATCCGCTGCCTGCTCGGTGAAGTCGTCCATGGTCTCCCGGCTGGGAGCCTGACTGACCGCCCGAAGGTCAGCCATGTGAGCCCTCAGGGCCGTGTAGTGGGTCTCCTGGGAGTTCTCAGCTTGCTCCTTCAACCGGCGCTCCATGCTGGCCTTTTTGTACTGGCCATACAGGACACCAATTTTCTCAGCGACCATCTGTTGGTATTCCGGCTCCGGGATTACACCAACGGTCTGCTGAAGGGCTTTCTCAAAGTAAGCGTTGGGGTCGAACCCAGGCTTATCCTTGTTCGCCTCGATGTGTTCTGAAATGTCGCGGGCAGCATCGGAGGCCATGAGACCATACCGGGTACTTAGGTAAGTCTCGGCGTAGGTCGGATTGGAGAAGGCCTCCCGTTTCATGGCTGTGTTGATGTCGACATCATTGGCGACTTGGTCGGACACAGCACGGGCGTATGCTGCTTGCTTCTGAGCCTCAGCCTCTTGCTCCTCCATCTTGGAAGCTATGTGCATCAGACCCGGCTCAATGGACTCAAGGGAATCCAGAAGCTGGCTGAGGCCCGTGCTGCGTTTCGTCACCTGGAGAGGCTGGGTAGGCGTCAGACTACGGTCACCACGTTCGGTCTCGTAGTTCTGACGGGTAGATGCTTGCCGGTTCTGAGGTCTCATTACATGTTCTTGACGTAGGCTGTGTTGTTAGTCAGAGCCCGTGATTGACCTTGGTAGTTGATGGTGCTTCGGTTGGTAGTCGTAGTCGACGGCTCGTAGCTTTGGGCCGAAGCGTTGGCTACCTTGAGGCCGGTGTTCGCGGCAATGGCGGTGGTGGATGGGATGCCTGCGGCTTGGTTACGAGCAGACGAGAGCGCCGATTGCTTCTGCCAAAGCGCCTGAGTCCGGTTGTTGTTCCGGTCTTGGCCTTCCTGGAAGCGGCTATCCATCAGCTGGATGCCCACGCTCTTGCCTCCGATACCGCCTTCCCCGGCCATCGCCAGGATACGGGCGCGTTCGCGGCGGGCGGCTCGGGCTCGTTCCACGTTGGCGTTTACCACCGCGTCTTCCACCTGCTCATTCCGAGTGCGGTAGGACTGGATCACGGCGTCTTCGGTAGCTTCAGCCTGCTGGTAGCTGGAGATACCCTGCATTACCGCCATGACACCCATTATGATGGTGGTCGGTTCACACATGTTTCACGAAGGTATAGAAAGGTGCGTTCAGGGAGCCCACGTTGGTCAGGCTGATGAAGTCAAAGCCGAGACGCTTCAGAAGCACAATGGACTCCCGGTTGTGCTGATAGACGATGTTGGCAAGCGAGGGGTACTTCGCATGGAAGCCCTCGACAATCTTACGGCCTTCCTCAATGAGGACCGTCTTGTAGTCCTCGATGAGTGGAGTCGCCATCAACCAGGGAACGCCATATCCAGGCAGGTGTGGATGCGGAGCCACCCCAAGGATGCACAGAGGCAGGCCATCATCGGTAACCGCCCAAGCATCTTCCCCACTGTGAGCTACGGAATCGAGCAGAGCCGGGTAGGGAGGTCCGGCCTCAGTCAGCAGGGAAATCTCCAGACGGTCGATGGGACGAAGCGCATGGGCAAACTCCCGGATCAACTCGTCTGTGGGTTTATGTAGTTCAAGATTCATACGCGAGTGTTCGGCTGGAACTCAGCCACGAACTCCACCCGAGAGAAGTTACTCGGGAGCGGGCTTGAGTTAACGAAGTGAATTTCTGTGTTGGAGGTGTTCCCACGGACGCCGACCTTGACCTCTCCGGTGTTGAGAAGCGGTTGGCCCATCTGCCATGACGACGAACCAACGATTCTGCCGTGACGGTCGACGCCGAAAGCCGGTGCCACGGAGAACGACCGGGATAGCTTCCGGTTGCGGTGAACCTCAACGGTGAAGAACCCGGAATCCCGATAACCGACAACCATCCGCTTGAGCTGGATGCGGCCATTCAGTATCGGTTCTTTGCCCTTGGTGAAGTACACACGGCTAAGGACAAGGCGCTGGGTGTAGGAGGTGCCGATATACACTTCCCCCTGGCTGTAGTCGCCGGGAAGAGAGAACAGGTTGGGCGCTACTTCCGAGGGCGTCAGCACACGACCGGCATCATCACCGAAGTCACCACTCAGGACCACCTGGACATCAAGCCCAAGGGGTACGTCGAAGGGCAGTTCAAACCGCGTCTCGTCGTCCACTCCCTCGTAGGTGCCAGTGAGCTTCATCCGGCGGTCCAGCAGCACATTAAAGTTCAGTCCTTTGGAAAGCTCCCGGCCTCGCAAATCGAGACGGCCCAGGTGAGTACCGGAGTCGTCCTCGTAAATCAGATACAGCCGGTTGTTAAGGACACTCATGGAAAGAATGTCTGCGTCGAACTCCCACCGGTTCCATGCTGACTGAACCTTCTGGTTATTCGCCCACTCGAAACGGTAGGTGAAGACCACATTCGGTTCAGAGGCGGTACGCACGAACAACATGTTGTCGTTGGAAGCACCCGTCATATCGGTGACATCGCTCGGTACATACCAAGGACAGTGACTGTTCACCTCTGTGGCCGTGTTGGAGACCACATCCTCCTTCACGAAGTATTCCCGGATGGATGCATAAGAACCGGCCTGAGCTGCGAAGAAAGCAGACGGACCAAGTCCCACGGGTTTAACACCAGGAACTGCCTCGTAGGTGGTTGTGGGGTCCACGCTTACGGTCTTCGGGCTCAACACCTGACCACCATTCAGGACGAACTGCGTCTGGTCGCCGAACATCATCAGGGTCTTATCGAAGGGAGTGGCATAGTTGAGGAACGATACCCTGGTGCCGGTGACCGCTGTGTCTATCGGATCGGTGTCCAGAATGTCGGTAGCGGTTTCACGCCAGAAGTTGAAGAACCTGCCGGAACGGGACATGATGATTTTGTCCGCACTCAAGAAGCCAAGGCGGTTCCGGTAGAAGAACACATCATTGATGGTCCTCCCCACGAAGCTCGGACGCGGGTTAGTGTTGTCGTCACCTGCGTCACGCTTATCCCAATCCTGTTGCTGGAACGTGAAGGTTCCATCAGCCTGACGGATCAAGACATGCGGCATCGTTGCCGAATCAAAGGAGGTCTGGATGCCTGGACGGGCGGTCTCTCTCCATGCTCCTCCTGACCGGCGCACGTAGTAACCGTCAAAGGAGTTACGCTCATCCCCTGCGACTTCCACGATGTCCCCATGGGCGGGTTCCTCAATGTCCTCCAGGTCACGGAATTGCTGGCGCGTGTAGTCGATGGAGCCGGGGGCAGTGTCGGCACTCATCTGGATTTCCACCCGCTTGTTAACCACGAACGTGTAATCCGCAACGGACACAAGGGCAAAGTCTGCAGAGGGGTCCGTAGAGTTTAGGTAAGCCTTCCCATCGGGAAACCCTACAGCTTTTGCTTCCCCGGTCATGGCATCGAAGACGTAGAGGTCTCCGTTCGTGACAATCACGTTGTACCGCTCGTAGGCGTCACGGTTGATGGTGTGGTGGAAAGCATTACCGAACTGTGAGGACGACAACGTAGCCACGTACTCTACCGGCGGGCGCTTCCCGGAGCCGGTAACCAAGGTGTCCATGCAGTTGGTCTTGGCCTCGGCCTGGGTGGGGAAACGCTCGGAGGCGGGCTGTTGGGATACCCCATCATGCAGCCCAGGAAAAGCTAAGGGTACGAGCATTACCAGTGATACAGAGACGGGTTGACGTGTCGGTTGGCAATCTCACCCACGGAGTAGTTGTCCCGCATGCTGTTGGCCTTGGTCTGTAGGGTCTCCTCTTCGTTCAACTGAATGAGAGCCGCTTGTTCATCAGGCCGTTCAAACTGATGGTTCTTCTGAGAGCCAAGCACACGGTCCTGGAACTTCCGGGAAGCAGCGGCCACCACGTAGGCCTGGAACACAATGGGCAGGTCGTCCCAGCTGATCCGGTAGATGACATTCACCTTGACCGCTTCGGTGAACACGTCAGTCTTCGTGTCCGGGTCATACAGACGGCCAGCGCGGACGTAGTAGCGAGTGCCCGGTTCATACGGCTCCCACTTGAGTACATCGCTGGGAACCAGCACATGCCCGTCAACGTCAGGCTCCAGGGCTACCTCGTCTTCCCGGTTAAACCACCAACCACGGGCTTGGGTGTTTCGTTCGATTCGGTCGAGGAAGTCCTCGGCAAGGTCAGCATCGGGAATACCGCTCGGTAGCTCATCCACCGGAGGTTCACCAATGACTGACAGGATGTCGTTTACTGCGTCTAGTTTCGTCATAGCGGAAAAAACCCCCGCGTACACCTGGGTGCAGTGGCGGGGGTCATGTTGGTCTTGATGAGGAAATGGTCGGGTAGGCTGGAGTCGAACCAGCAAAGCGTTAGCCACGGATTTACAGTCCGCTGGGGTCGCCACGTCCCCTTTGCTACCCGTCATAAGAACTCCCACGTACCGGCGGCAGAGGTGGGAGCCGTGTTGAAAACCCGCACGATTTGAGCTTGATGCAGAGCAGACAGAGGCTTGGCGGGTGTGTTAACCAAAGGACTCCCGTGAAGGGAGCCCATTAGAATCACACAGTCGGCAGGGACAGCTCTACGGCGCAGTCAGAGCGCACCGGGCCATGACCTACGGCGTACTTGGACACCATCAGGTAGCCCTGACGGCGAATGTCGTACTCGCCTTCCATTGCCATGTCCTTCAGCTTGACCACACCAGCTGCACGAGGAGTCCAGACGATACCGCGAGTCAGGGAGTAGTCGGCCTGATACTTGGCCTTCAGCTCCGCATTTGCGGTGTCATCCTGGTTCGGGATGTGGTTGCACTTGTGGATGGCAACGTCCGCGACTTCCGGGATCACGGCCTTGGAGTAGGAACCCTTGCCGTCCCAATCGCGGTTCAGGAGGTCAGTCTGCGCGGCCAGCAGGTAGTACTGAGCCGGACGCAGGCCACAATGGCGCTCATCCGGGGCGTTCTTCTCATCCAGAGTCTGAGCGGCCTGCCAGATGGCGTTCTTCAGGACGGTGCCATCGGTGTCGATGGAAGCCGCTTCGATGGTAGTACCACCATTGCCGTCCTGAACGATGGCAGAAGCGCGGGCCGCCAGGATGATGGAACGCAGGTTGTTCTCATCGTAGGTACGCGCCAGCTCACGGCCCATTTCCTGAGTGTAGATAGAGCGAACCTCGTAATGGTTCATCAGCTCATCAATCTCAGCAATGAACACGTCAGACAGCAGCATACCGTCGATGGTCAGTACGACCTCGTTATGCGGCACTTGACGGCCAGTCAGCTCGGTGCCCGGAGTGTGGTAACCGGAACCGACTTTACCGGTCGCCGGGAATTGTGCGGATTTGCCATGGGTGATGTTCCGCTCCATGACAAGGCCTTGGGTGATGTTCTCGTCCTCAAAGGCGGTGAGGACTTCACCACCAAAGGTCTTCAGAAACAGCGCCCATTCGTCGCCAGACAGGTTAATCTGACCAGCGCGGTTCGGAGTGGCGTTAGCCATTTACTCGATGATGCTCCTTAGATAGCGTTTGAGAGTTGGATTTTACGTTGAACTTCTTGACGGAATGCCTCGTCGGTCTTGTACCGAGGGTCTCGCATGTCCCGGCTCATCTCTGCACGGGAGCGGTAACCCACAACGCCACGGGCATTTCCCTGGCCTTCCACCAGATTGGGCTCTTCGCCCTTGGCCTCGACGTACTTGGCCTTCAGGGAAGTAACGGCTTCCACAGCAGCGGACACGTCAGTGGTGGACACTTTGGAGTTGAACTCCTGGATTTCCTCAGGACTCAGGTTGGCCTTGGCCCATTCGGTGATTTTGACGTACTCCTCCTGACCACCAACGGCGGCAAAGCCGGCATGAGTGACAGCCTGGGCTGCGGCCTTGGAGGTTTCGATGTACTGGTCAACCACCTCTTTAGGCAGGTTGTACTTCTCCTGAAGCTCCTTGTACGTGTCTTCTGAAAGCTCACCCTTTTCGTTGAACTCCTCAGAATACCGCTGGAAATCCTCAGCTGACGGAGCCTCCTGTTTGCCTTCATCGGTTTCTTTATCCTCGGACTCTTTGTCCTTGGACTCTTCCTCAGGCTCTTCCTTGGGCTCCTCTTTGGATTTCTCCTCCGGTTCGTCTTTGGGCTCTTCCTTCGGAGTATCCTTCGGTTCTTCAGAACGCTTGTTGGTTGGAGTGTCCTGGTTGTCGAACTTCTCCTGCATGCGTTCAGCGTGGCCCTCAGGTTCTTCCTGAGAGCCGGGTTGGAATTCGTATCGCTCTGCCATTACCGGTCAATCCGTTTCATGCCATTGCCGAAATCAACAACGCGGTTGGACGGCTTGTTCTTGGAAGTGTCGGTGGTCTTCTCTACAGCCGGGGAATTCTTCCGGGCCGGTGACTTCTTGGCCGGATCATTGGGCTTTGCGTTAGCCATTCTGTTGTTCAGCTCCTTGTTGCATCATTTGTTTGAGGAAATCAGGACCAGCGTCTTGAACCAGCTGCATGAGCATCTGCTGGGCCTGCTCTTTGTTCTGCTGTACGTCTTGCTTGACGAGCCCATCGGTGGGCACACCTTCGGCGGCAGCTGTTCGCCGCATGAAGTCATCGAAGTCGAGCTTACGCATCAGCACTTCCGGCGGGATGGTTTCCGACCACAACGTCATCAGCCGCTGTAGCTTCGCCATGTCATGGCCTCGTCCAAGAGCCTCGATGCCTGTGGTTACC